TGCTATCTGTATCGTAGTCGGCGGTCGATTGACATGTGGCGCGAGTGTTGAAGCACTCGCTTCCTGATGCGCCGCTCGCGTTGCACCACTCGCCCGGGGTTCCAATTGCAACAGCGGCTGACGCGCCTTCGCCTGTCGCATCGCCAGTTACGCGCACCCACGCCGCCCCATTGTCGGTGATTTCGTACTCGTTGAGCGTTACCGGGAAATGCGCATAGTTGCCAATCTCCGCATCAATAGTCATGGATTCCGACATAGTTAGGGTCGTGTAATTGCTGTCGCGCACATCCTCGTACTGATAGCCTGTTGACGCTACGGGAGATTGCGGGAACAGGTTGACGCCCGCAACGATCGTCGTCTCCGTTGATGCAACATCATCATATGATGGGTAGATGTGCACACGGTGAATGTGCGATGCCGTCAACGACGTGCTGATGCCTATGATATAATACCACCCGCTACCGGCGCTAACCGAGAAGGCCGACCCGACAGTCTCCGCAGATACCGTCAGTGCTCCAGCGACCCAAGCGAAGGTTATGTCGAGTTTGCTGGCGCTGCCATCATCTTCATCGGTGATCAGTATCCGTACGTTGGTCGATGTGCCTTCATAGAACCTTGCGGTGAGATAGTGCGCGTACCCGGTGATCCATGCAGCCGGCACGTCCTGGTACAGATACCCGTAGTTCGCGCCGCTCGTATCAGTCAGTATGTGTGCCTGCCCTACGCCCGTCGGTGGCCCGGTTGCGTCTTCGGCCGCGGTGCACTCGCTCGTGAGCCAATATACGCCGTCGTCCAGGTCTTCGGTCTTGCGCAGCCGATTGTAGTTGTATGCGGCGACGGTATCCTCGTACGCAGACTTGTACGTCTTCGAGCACTTGTCGAAGTCGAGCTCGACGACGGTTATCGGTCTCTTGCTTGTCTTGGCTGATTCGGCCGCGTAGGTCATTCGGTCACGCCTTCATACGAAATCGAAATGGACATGAACCCCGGCGCCTCGTACGTCGGTGCCGGCGTTGAGGTCGTCATCACGTAGGCAACCTCCGTTGGCCGGTCGAGCGGCGCCCATTGCAAAAACCATCCCTGCGTGCGCGTCGCCTCAAGGAAGACGTCCAAGTCGGTCCGGACCCAATCTTCCGATAGATGCGCAAGGTCGAGCGATCCAGTGCAGCCCGTGCGGACGAGCGATCGCCCGTTGATCGCGCCATCGTGCGCACGGGAAGTGTAGAGCGTGTCCTTGCGCGCCAACGTCGGTGGCGTCCATCCTGCGGTAACTCCGCGCTCCATCTCGAGCCGGCGACCGAACGAGACCACAGCGACCGTGCAGGCGGCTGATAACCCGGACACCGTAAAGCGGAACTGCGTCGCGCTGGTCGAATCGAAACAGACCATGAACGCGTCATTGTTCGGCGGCGTGTATGACGAGTTCGGCACATCAGCCCATGCGGCGCCCGTCCAATACTCCATCTTCGCGCTGCCGCCCTTGGTATAGATCGTGTGACCGGCGACAGCGTAGTAGTCGCATTCGTGCGATGTGGTGAGGTCCACAGATATGTATCCGGAGGCCGCGCCCGATGTCCACGCGTCAGAGGTCAGCCAGTCATATGCGTTCGCTGCGGTTGTCCCGTCGGTCGTGACGGTGCCATCCTCCAGGTAGTTCTCGTATCCGATTATCGGGGTACTGACATCGACAGCCATAGCCTCACCCCATATTCAGCGTGTAGCCGTCGCCCGTCGTCTCGTTGATCTGCTCCATGAGCGCAATCACCTGGTTGCGTGAGAACATTCCAGTGCCCTCGGGCAAAATCACGTTGACCTGCTGCGGCTTTCGCTCGAGCGCATTGTCGCTCTCCAATGCGGGCGTTGCCGACGCAGCCGATGCACCGCTCCCACCGCCATCGAACGTGGTAGATGCGATCGTGGCGACCTGCGCGGCGCCGATGAGGCCTACGGTCCACGCCATGCCGACGCGACCATCCGAGTGATATTTCATCACCGCGGTAGCCGTGTTCACGATCGTCGATGCGATCGCTAATGCCTTCTCGGCCTCGAACCGCTCGCGGGCGCTCATGTCGGCGGTATTAGCGATCTGCTGCAACCCGCTTATGATGAACTGCGCATCCTGCTGGAATATGCCTCGTCGGCGATCAGCCTCCTGCTTTGCAATCGCGGTCTTGCGTCGCTCCTGCTCCTCGTACGCCTTCGTGATATCGTACCACTCGTTGATGCGCTGCTCGTCAAACTCCCACTGCAGCTCTTGTTCTTTGGTACGCGACTCCTCGATCACAGCGAGCCGCTGTGAGTATGCTTCTTCTGTCAGGGTCGCCAGACTGACGTCGCCGAGACCGGCAACGCGCCCCGCGTTTTTCGCGAGGTCAGCCAGTGACCCGCCCTTCAGCCCGATCGCGCCCGCGACCTGCTGCCCGCCGATGAGGCCGGCAACGCCCCCCGCGTTTTTCGCGAGGTCAGCCAGTGACCCGCCCTTCAGTTCGCTCGCGCCAACAACCTGCTGCCCGCCGCCGAGTACGCTAACAGGGCCAATCTCAGCGTTCTTCCGGATCTCGTCCTGAATCCTTTTGACGGCCTGCCAGTTAACGGCCGCCTGCTCCACCCCGGCGAGATAATCAGTCGTTAACTTCAACAGCTCGGTCATCGCCGGAGCGATCTCGGTCACAAGTCGCGTCTTGACTCCACCCCACGCTTCGCCGAGGTCCGTCATCGCGTCGTTCATCTCTTCGACGCGCTTCGCCGCATGCTGATCGATGGCAGTCCCGAACGCCTGCGTCTTACGCGCGGCGTCCTCGATTGCGTTCGCTCCGCCGGCAATCAAGTTCAGCATGCCGGCGCCAGAACGGCCGAATATGTCCATCGTGACGGACGTGCGCTCGGACACGCTGCCGAGTCGCGAGATTCGGTCTGCGAGGATCTTGTATTGTTCGTCCGGCGCCATGTCGCGGATCTTCGCGACGTCGATGCCGAGCTTCGCGAATGTCTTGGCGAGCTCTTTGTTGCCGAGCGCTGCCTCGCCGATGTTTCGAGTCATGTAGGTGAGCGCCTGCTGCATTTGCTCGACGCTCGAGCCAGCCTTGCGCGCGGCCAGCGAGAAGGCCGCATATGACTGCGTGCTGATACCAAGGCGGGCGGACGCCTTCGCCATGTTATCGATGGCCTTGCGCGTTTCATTGAACGCTGAGGCCACCCGCTGCACGGCAAACGCGGCACCTACGTACGCACCGATCTGCGCGACGGCAGATTTGACGCCCGAGGCGAATCGCTTCTGGTCGCGGCTGGCCTTGCGGAACCCATCGCGCCACTTTGTTGTTCGCGCGATCAGATCAACTGCGATGCCGCCGACGAATTTAGTCGCGCCCACGTAGCGCCGCCTTCCGTCGGGCCTCTTCGCGCGTCCGCTGCCGCTTCGCCGCTCGCTCCGCCTCGCGCGCCTTCCGCATCTCTCCGTATGCCATCAGGCCCGCCTTGAGCTGCTGTTGCGATTGCTTCGACGCCGCCGGCAGCCGCGGCAGGAAATCCTTGAGCTTGACGCGCTTGTTTCCCGCGAGCCGCGCCATGACCGTGCAGACACGGGCGATGCGCACATCTTCGGGATCGTGCCGGATGCGCCGATATGCGAGCCACTCGGAGAACTCACGTGAGCTGATCTCCTCCTGCGCCCGTCGCACCGACATGCCGAGGAATGCGGCCAGGTCGAACCAGGCTAAGCGTCCTGGCCGCCCTCGGAGTTTTTTTCGACTTCGTCCCGGCGATACCCGTTGATCTCCGTGGCTATCGCCTCTACGCGCGCGAGGGCCGCCGCCGATTTCGCGCCGAGCTGCTCGACCTCGGCATCCGTGAACATGGGGTTGCCCTGCTCGTCGCACAGCGTGCGCGCGAGGAGGGCTACGCGCATGCCCCACGTGCCGTCTTTCATCTTCGAGACCTTGTCGTCGAACTCCCCACGCTCCCTCCCCGTCATGGCGCGCACCGTCACCTCTCCGCCCCACTCGGGCACCTGCACGGTCTGCAGTGGCAGATCCTGCGCAGCGAGAATCTGTTCCTTCGTTAGCGGCATTGTTCTCCTCCTCTGGTTTACGGAGCGGTCCAGGTCAGGTCGCCCGAGACCTTGAACGCCACTGTTGCGGTCAGCAGCGCCGATTCCTCGGTGTTGATGTTGTTGATCATGAACGATGTGCAGAACGCAGAGCACGAGCACGTGTAGCCGTCATCGAACGTGATCGTCAGCGTTTCGGCGGCGCCCGCGATCGGCGGCCTGTCCGTCGGGTCCCACTGCATCTCGAACGTGAGCGTGCCCGACTCGACGAGCGCCCCGGGCGTGTGGGTCCTCGCGGTCGACGTGTTGAGGTGTGTCGTCTCGATCGCCGTCCGCTCCTGCCCCAGATCGCTCAGCGAGACCGCGTTCTGCGCGTACAGCGAGGTCCCCCAGGAGAAGGTGACTCCATTTGCCGTGTCCGTACCCATGATTCCCCTCCCTCGCTAGCTCCCTACGTGCAGGGGCAGCGTGTCCCGATGCCAGATTACCAAGTCCATTGAGACCCTATGCCAGCCGCGCTCGTCTGCTGTGAACTCGTACCCATCGCGCATGTCGTCGAGCTTCACCGAGCGGAGCTCCAGCGTGCTGCTGTCGAGCGGGCTCGTGACCGTGCCATGCCATCCGTCCACGCCCTCGCGTATCGCGTGCGCCAGTGCGTGCGAATCGCTGTAGGAGCGCGCGTAGCAGTCGAGCTGTATGCGGCTGCGCGTCTCGGAGTTCGGACCTCGCAAATG